CGGTGATGCGGATCGTTCCAGCAGGCTTGCCACGCAACTCACCGAGAGCCTGGATCTGCGCCTCGATTTCGTCGAACCGCGGTCCCACCGTTTCCAGCAGCCTGATGCCGGCCTCCGTGGGCGCGACACTCCGTGTGGTGCGGGTGAGCAACCGTAGTTTCAGCCGTTCCTCAAGTGACTTGATGGCCTGGCTCAGCGCCGACTGCGAGACGCCAAGCTTGGCGCCGGCTTTGGTGAAGCTGCGCTCCTTTGCCACCATGGCAAAGGCGGCGAGATCGTTGAAATTTGGCTGTGCCATTGATGATGGTGCCTTATAAGATTGTTCGGATTATACCTCCCGAATGTCCCGGCCGGCATCCTTTGGATAAGCCCCATCAACGAGGAGACGCCCTCCAACCTTCCGCTAGTCAAGCTAACGAGACTGTCCTTGATTCCGCGTGATGTCTGACCGACCCGTACCGGCCGCCGGGATTGGGACATTTCCATCCTGAGCCGCCAACCATGCCCGGTCCAACGTCATGATTGCTTCGGCTTCCGCGGGCCGGACAAGTCTGCCCGTCAACGTGATCCACGCAAAAAGATCGATCCAGGAGAGCGGGTTCGGCCCGAACCCGTTCGACCCGCGTCCGGCGGACAATTCGAGAAACCACCCCCAGATATGCGCCCCGTCAGCCGGTAGGTCTGGCCCATCCAGTTCCGCCGGCCGCCGCCCGCTCTGCCGTTCGACGCTCTCCAGGTGCTCACGCTGCGTCGCGCCGTCTTGACGACGCCGCGCCAGGGCAAACTGGCGTTCGGCGAAGGCGGTTAACTCGTCGAGGCAGCCGGGCGGAAGTTTCCCAGGTCGGTGATGAACTCCACCACTTGCTCGCGCAGCCAAGCCAGTTCGGTCATGGCGTAAAGTTCCCGCGCCGCTGCTGGCGTGCAATCAACGGCCAGTGCGGTGCCATCCAGCGTGACCAGAGACCAGGCTTTGGTCAGCTTGGCCAGCTTCTCGATCAGGTCGGCCTCAGCCTGTTCGGCGGTGTAGCGCTGCCCACGTAGCCGTAGCTGCCGGTCGGTCACCGCGCGATCATGCGCACGGCCGACGCTGCTGCCCGCGGAAAGCAGATCGATCCAGGCCTCCTCGCCGGTCTCGGTGTTGCGCAACGGCTGGCGCGTGACCGGATGGATGATCGGCATGCGCGCGACGGTGTCGACGCCGAGCGCCAGCCCGGCGAATTTGCTGCTCATGGGGAGGTCCTTTGTCAGGGGCACAGGGATCGGGCGGCCAATCAGGCGACCTCGGTATCGACGATGCGGATCGTGGTATTGGGCTTGCCGGGAGTGCTCCCGACATATTTCAGCGCCTGGAAATTCGCGGTGATGACCTGCCCGGCCTCGCCGGTCAGCGCGACATCGGCGCCGCCGAGCTTGATGCGCGGCAAATACAGCGTGATCGTCGGGGTGGCCTCGTCCGACGTGGTGTCCAGTTGCAGCAGCAACTCGAACTCGGTCTCGTCGAGGAAACCGTCGATGAAGGTGGTGTCTTCCAGGTAGGCGGTGATCTGGCCGGTGAGGTTGTTGCGGCCGAGGAAAATCTCCGCACCGAAATTCTGCCCGACGACGCTGGCGGCCTCCGCCGGCATGTCCATGGTCAGGGTCACGCCGGTGACCACGCCCACTGATACGCCATTGAGCAACAAGGCGCCGTTCACAGAGGCGACGATGCCGGTCGTCGTCTCGGCGGCCGGCGAGACAAAATACGGAGAGGCACCAGCCGACAGGGTCCGCATGCCGCGGCCCATCACCGAGAAGGTCGCCGTGCCCAGGCCGGTCGCGGGCAGCGACAGAGCGTATTTGGTCAGGCGGCACTCGGTGAACAGCCGCGAGATGTCGAGGTCCTGATGCGCGATCTCGATGCCGAATTTGCGCGAGACGTGGCCGGACGATGGCACTTCGGTCGCGTAACCGGGCCGCACCAGGGAGAGCCCGGTATCAGCGGTCTGATCGGTTGGTGGCGGGATGACGTGTACCACGCGGTTCGACGTGCCGCTAAAGCTGACGATGGTGAAATTCCGTGCGTCGTTTACGGGGACCGCCATCGACGAGAACCGGATGACGTCACCGGTTCGCAACCCTTCGCTGACCGGGTCGCCGCCACCGAAGGTGAAGGTGCTGCCGGACGCACTGGCGGCGACACTGGTCAGATCGGCTTCGGTCAGGGTCACACCGGCGGACCGCGTGTCGCGATGCACGGCCTCGAAGAAGTCGAAATAGGTGGCGGGCGACAGCTCACCCGCGATATCGCCCTGCACTTGGCGGGCCCCGTGCCGGTAATCGACGATCTGCCGGTCGGCACGAATTTCGGCGCTGGTATAGGTCGCCTTCGCCAGGTTCAGCGTGCTCGAGACCCGCCGCAGCGTCTGGCCGCCGGAGGTGCCCGGGGCGTTGTCCTCGGTATTCGCGATAATGGCGCCGGAGGCATACGCCTTGTAGACGATGGTGCCCTGCACGCCCTCGGCCAGGGACATGGCGGTGTTCCTTTCGGGTCAGGGGAGAAGTGCGCGGATCAGCCGCGGAAGTGGTATTCGAAGACGACCAGGGCACCGCGGGTGAACCAGTTGCCGTCCTCGGTGGGCTGGACGTCGAAGCCGCTGCCTTCGCCGATGAAGCTGAGATCGTTGCCGGTGCCGTCGGTGATGCGCCGGGAACGGAACACCGCCATCGCGTCGGCCATCAGGTCCAGGGCGCGATCTTCGTCCCCGATCGCGCGGGCGGCGAACACTCGGATCAGGACGCTGCCGAAATGGACCCGCAGATTGGCTCCCACGCCGCCGCCGAACGCGGCCAGCGTCTCCCGCCCGAAGTCGACCTCGTTGCGCAGGAAGTGCGGCACGTCGGATGGGTCGGGCAGCGGTTCGAAGTCGTTCGACCGCCAGAACACCGGCACGTCGGGATGCGCCCAGGCCGCATTGAACAGCGCCAGGACATCATCCCGGATGGTGCGATAGAGGCCGGCGGTCATGCGTTGCGAGGCGTGATCAGGATGGCGGGATGGCGGACGTCCGTTTGGATGCGGCCCGCGCGTCGGCGGTGCCCGGATCGCCGCCGCAGGGCATAGGCGTCCGACAGATCGACGTAGGTGAACGAGAACGAAGCCAGGTTCCCAGCCAAGCGCCGCGCGACGATCGCTGTTTCCTCGACAATGTGGGATGGAACCTCGAGCACGAAGGCGCCTCCGCCTTTGCGTTTGCCGACCTCGAGCCGTCGTGCGTATGGGACGCTGGCGACGATGCGCACCTCACGGGTGTCGGCGTCGATGGTTTCGATCCCGGCCTCGTGGCCATCGACCAGGATGATCAGCCCGGCGATATAGGTGCCGCTGTCTCGCGGGGACCGCCGGACCAGTGCCTCGTAGGTGTCGCGGACGATCTCTGCGAGATACTGCCACGCGAAGACAATGACACCGTCCGGGTTGACGGCGGTGAGCGGCGCTCCCTCGACCCCGTCGACGATCTGCCGGTATTGCGGCACCAGGCCGGAGCGGGCCCGCTGCTGGATCAGCACACGATCCCGCTCGGCGGCCGCGACGCGCGCCAGTAGCGCCGAAGCTCCCTTGGCGTTGCGGTCCGCGACGTTGACCTGCAGCGTGTTCATGAAGCCACGGAGGGCGGTGGCGGAGAACATCAGCCGCCCCTCACTTGCATATTATATCGTACAATCTCGCCCCGGACGGAGACGGTCTCGACGCCCTGCACCGTGGTGGTACGGCCGGCGATGATGATCTGATCACCGCGTCGGGGCGGGCCTGGCCAGGCTTCGGCCTCGATCTCTCGGTTCGACAGGATGACCTTGCGATCGCCTTGCATCACCCCGCCGGTGATCTCGTGCGGCTGAAATTGGTCGACGCGGGCGGCGCAGGACACGTCAATGAATTGGGCCTGGCCGGTCGGCCGCCGCAGGACGACCGTCTCGCCGTAGCGGGCGAGCATGGAAGCTGTCGCGCTGGGTGCGTTCATACCGTTACCGTCCTGAACGGATCGAGCAAGGCGGCGATCTCGGGCGGCATGGCGCCGTCGTCGCCGGTGGCGCCGACCCAGTACTGCTCGGTGACGACACCCGGGATGGCGAGGGAGCGCAGCATCGGATCGCGATCGCGAGCCGCCCAGCGATGGCGGAGCAGGTCAATGCATGCCGTTTCGATGGGACGAGGCAGCGCTTCGACCGACATGTAACCAGCGGTGTAGGTGACGATCACCGTGCTGGCGGACCAGCGGACCCGGCGGTCGCCGCTGATCGGATAGAGCAACCCTGCCGCTGCATCGATCTCGTACTGGTCGCTGGCCAGCGTGACACCATCGGCGTCAATGCTGGTGATCGCCGTCACCGGCCGACGTGCGAGACCCAGACAACCAGGAGCACCAGTCAGGCGGAAGGTCTCCCGCACGGTCTCGGCCGCCAGGACCCGAGCGAGATAGGTCTCAATCCGTTCCGATGCCTCGTCGATCCAGCGTTCCAGCCGCGCATCGGCCGCGTCATCTGTGATGCCGATTTCATCCCTGACGGTGGCGAGGGTCGTCAGGGCCCGGCTGCTCGCCGGGGTCAGCACGGTCAGCAGCGAGGATATCATCGGCGCCTCTGGCTTTCACCGGGTCGGATGGCCCCGGCTTCCGGCGGGTGGTCAGCGCATGTCCGGCCGTCGCATCACTACCGATTGCTGGCACCGGCGCCGGTCGGGTTCCCATGGCAGGTGCCGCATGGGGATCCATCGTTGCCGCCGCCTGGGTTTGAACCGTGGACGGTGTCGTGTGCGGGATCGGTGTCGCCGGCTCAGCATCGGCTGGCACGGCCACCTCCCGCCTGATCCAGCGGCGCGCAATATCGTCGCGCAGGTCGTGGACGCTCCCGGCTTCGAAGCGGGGACCGCGCATGCGGCCCTCGGTTTCGAAGATCACGTCCTGGGTGAACCGAACCCGCATCAGTCGACGATCGCGGATAGCGGCGGGTTGTAGCGCGACCCGCGCAGGAGGTAGAGCGCGGCGCCCAACTGCGCATTGGTGCCGACATCGGCCACCGAGAACTGCACGCAGTCAAACCCGTTGGCGACATCCAGTTCGTCGGCACGGACCTCGATCACGTAGATCCCGGCGTTCTCCGCCGAGGTGAGATCGAGATAGGTGTTCGCCGCCGCCTGGGTGACGGTAGTGAAGGTGCCGAGCGCGGTGAGCGTGCCCTGTTTGACGTCGATGCGGGTGAAGTCCAGCGCCTTGGCGTTGGTGCCGGACACGTCGGTCGCCTGCTTCAGCGTCAGCGTCGGATCGTCACCGGCGGTGCCCGCCGCCTTGAAGAAGATGACGGCGCAACTGTCGAAATCCTTCAGCGACACCCAGTCGCCGTTGTTCGCGGCGGCGGATAGGTCGACCGGACCGAAGGCGGCGCAGATCTGCGTCCGCTCGACCAGCAGGGAGTTGGTCTGCATCAGGGAAGTCTCCCGATTTGGTGAATGAGGGACTGGCCGTGATCAACGCGCGGCGAGCGTCACGTAGGGGGATTGGGTGTTGGACCCGGCGCGCGGCGACTGCGCCGCTGCCCACCAAGGCTGGCCCGCCAGGCGGAACGTGAATTTGAACGCCGTCAGGTCCTGATCGAACCAAAGATGGATCGAGGTCTGCGCCACCACCCCGGCCGCCTTGCGCACCGCCAGATACTGGCTGAAGTCCACCAGCATGATGTCGCCCAGATCGCCGACCGTCGCACAGACTTGGTGCGGAATGACTGGACGGCCGAGCAACCGTCCGAAGGGAGCGTCCGACAACCCGCCGGGCGGCATGTAGACCGGCTGGTTGGCCAGCGTCATCAGCGGCAGTTGCGGTTCGGCGTCGGGATGGATCAGCCAGACCGCGTTAGCGCGCGAGCGCACCGGCAGGCGCGACAGCATCTTCACCACGTTCTGCGCGTTGATGGTGTCAGCGGTCTGCGCCGCCTCCGCCGCCTGCGCGACCAAGGCGGGCGAGTTCATGATGCCCAGCGGCTGACCCACACCGGTGCCCCAGGTCAGGGCGTAGGACACGCTCCAGTCCATCGCCTCCGGCGTCTTGGACTTCAGGTAGCCGTCGATCGAGGGGGAATCCTCCAGCATTTCCTCGGTCACCGGAACCAGGGCGGCCAACTTGTGCAGCCGGAGGTTGACCTCCCCCAGTTTGGGCTTGGTCTGGGTGATGGTGGCGGCCTCGGATTCCCAGTACGCCTTGATGCCGTTGGTGCCCCAGGGTGTGGTCTCGTCCACCGGCGCCGTGTAGCTGTTCGAGGACGTCTGCTGGACATCGCAGCGGCTGAGCAGGCTGTCCTGGTCGAACAGCCGCGTCATGATAGCGGCGCGATAATCGGGTGGCACCGCGAAGCCGCCATCGGTGCCGACACTTTCCTGCGTCACCGCGGTCGCGGCGGCGTTGCGGATCAGCCGGTTGTCCACCTGACCACCACGGACGGCGGCGTGGCGCACCGCCATGGCAAAGTCGCCGAAGCTGCGGAACCCGCCGGAGCCGGCGGCGGACACGCGTGGGACCGGCGGAACGGCGGCCATCGCACGGGGTTGCGCCGACTGCGGTCGGGCCATTGCCTGCGGACGTTCCGGCAGAACCTGGGCGGAATTGTCCTCGTCACCGGGCACAGCGTCGGGCGCGGCCTGCCGGCTTCGGGGTGCGCCCATAACAGCACCCTGGGCCAGAACGCGTTCGCGCCTCGCGATCTCGGTTTCCAACCTGTCGAATTCGGAAGAATTGTCGTCGATCGAGCGGTTCTCATCGGCGTTCATCTCACGCCGTTCTGCGTCGACCTGCGCCAGGATCGCTTCGTTGGCGGCGAGCAGTTCCTCTTGCCGCGCTCGGTGCTGGTCGATCGCGGGATCGCCGGCATGTGCCAAGATCGGGAAGACGGGACGGTCGGTGGCCAGCAGGGCGAGCACGCTCGCCGGCACCCGGGAGGGGGTGTTCAGTTGCAGCATAGGTTTTCTCCGGGAGGTGCGGCGCGGGGCCGCGGGGAACGCGACGGATCAGACGTTCGCGCCGAGCGTGGATTGTGACAGCAGACGACGTGCCCGCTGCCGCGCCAGGCGTTGGACTTTCTCGTCGTAAAGCGGGCGTATGATCGTTTCGGTTGGCGCCTCGACCGAGGCCGCAGCCCGGCGCCAGTGCATCCTCGAGGGATGATGCCGCGCGGCCATCTTGACGTTGGGCATGACGGTCTGCGCGAAGCCGTGCTTCACGGCGTCGGCCGACTGGAACGTGGTCTCCGCCGCCATCCAAGCCTGGATCTGGTCCTTGGACTGGCCAGTGCGGGCGGCATACACGTCGGCGATGCTACTGCTGGTCGCCTCCAAGTGATCGGCGGCGGCCCGCATTTCCGAAGCCGGGCCGACGGCCACCGTCCAGGCTTCGTGGATCATGATCTCGCCGGCCTCGGCGATACGGATTTCGTCACCGGCCATGGCGATCACCGACGCGGTCGAGGCGGCGATGCCGTCGATGAACGCCACCACGGTCGCTGGATGATCGGCGAGCAGACGATAGATCGCCAGCCCCTCGAACACGTCGCCACCGTAGCTGTTCAGCCGAACATGGATCGTCGACACTGCGCCGAGCGCCTTCAAGTCAGCGGCGAACTGCTTGTCCGAGACCCCGCCGAACCGCTTGCCAATGTCCTCATAGATATAGACCTCGGCGACGGCTGAGCCCTTGGCCTTAATGGAGTAGCCCGTGCCCATCGGCAGCCCTTCCGTTTGCTGTCTGACCCGCGGGATTGGTGCCAGCAGGATCACTTGAGACTGTGTGTGGCACGATGTTCTGGCCGGCCA